TCGTTAACCTGATATTTCCTCGTTTCGAGGAATTGTGCGTCTTCGGGAGCAATGCCGATGGAGTGGTATTTCATACCTTCTTCAAGCACCGCCACCTTATGGCTATTTCTCGTTCCTTGATACACCCGATTCCAAGAGTCTCGGAGTTTTTCGGGGTCTTTGAGAACGCCGGGGTGTTCAAGCACACCGCCGGGTCTTGCACCGTTGCCGAAGAATTTCGCACCGTATTCCTCGGTTGCAAGTGCCAAGCCTATCGCCTCTCGCACCTGTGTGATGGGACTGACACCCTTGACTCCGTCATAGGACAGCCCTTTGAGGTGGAAGATTTGGTTTGGCTTGTAGACATAGGTCTCATTGGTCACGTCATCCGTGTAGGTGTACTTGATTTTCGTTGTAATCGTATCTCTTTCCACCGTCATGTTCTGCGGTTTGAGAAACCACAGCTCGGTTACGTGACCTTGCTTTCGGATGATGCGGGCATAGCCGTTGCCCCATAGTAGGACGGATGTCATCATCATCTCTCGGAACTCAAACGAGGACATCTCTTCGTTTGGTCTTTCGTATAGGCAAGAGTCGAGCGGATGCTGTGTTGCCAGCTCGTTTCGACCGTCATTGCCTTTTTTGTAAAGGTGGAGCGGTAGGCTTGCCACCGTCTCCGATAGTATTTTCACGCAAGCATAAACCGCCGAGGTCTGCATTGCTCGGAGTTCATCGACCCTGACACCGCTACTGCTGTTGCCGTAGGTATCAACATCGACTCCTCGAATGAACTCTTGCATCTCTTTGCTCGGTTTGTTGCGTCGCTCCTTTTGGGGAGTATCTCGACTGCGTCCGAATATTCCCATGTTACCTCCTTATTAGTCGTATATCTCGACTCCGTTACGGATGTGTCGCACCTCCACGGCGGGCATGAGCTGGCGGTATCTGCGGACGATGACGTCGCAGTATTTCGGTTCAAGCTCGATGGCACAGCATCTGCGATTCAGCTGCTCCGATGCGATGAGGGTTGAGCCGCTACCGCCGAAGGGTTCGAGTACCGTATCTCCCTCATGGCTTGAGTTGTAGATGAGCTTTGCACACAGGGTGATGGGCTTCATCGTGGGATGATCGGGAGAGCGGGTCGGCTTGTTATCGTGAATGACCGTTGTCGGTACTGCGAGGATTTTCTCCACGAGCTCTACAAGGTCGCCCTTATTCATCTTGCGGAGGTTATCCTTGACCTCCTCGTAGACCGTGGAAAGGGTTCTGTCGGCGATGAAATAATGCCCGGCACCCTCTTTCCAACCGTAGAGGATTGGTTCGTGTATCCATTGGTAGTCCTGTCTGCCGAGGGTGAAGTGATTCTTGTACCACACAAGGGTTTGTGCGTACTTAAATCCCGCATCAATGAGCGCTTTTGTAAAGTTAAGTGTCTCTTTTGTACTATGAAACACATACACGGGTGCGCCCTTTTTGAGTCCGCTCTCGGCTGCTTTGTAGAATGCCAAGAGGAATTGGTAGAACTCGTTATCCGAGAGATTATCGTTTGCGATGTCTCCTCCTCGGCTCTGTCCGTTGAGGGTGGAGCCGTAGTCTACGTTATACGGAGGGTCGGTTACCATAATGTCGGCAGCCTTGCCGTCAAGGACTCTTTCGATGTCCTCTTTATGGGTGCAGTCGCCGCACAGGAGTCGGTGATTGCCGAGTATCCAAAGGTCTCCGAACTTGGTCTTTGGCTCGGTTACCTCCTCGATGGCGGAGTCCGCATCGAAGTCATCCTCATGGACGTTTTCCATCGAACCGCTGCCGAATAACTCTTGGGCTTCGGCGAGGTCGAAGCCCGTGAGGGTAACGTCAAAGCCACTCTGGTCGAGGTCTCGGAGGAGGTTTGCGAGGAGGTCGTTATCCCACGAACCGCTGATTTTGTTGAGGGCGATATTGAGGGCCTTCTCTCGGCTCTCATCGAGGTCTACCACTACGCAGTCCACCTCGGTCATTCCAAGGTCTTTGAGAACCTTGAGTCTCTGGTGACCGCCTACGACCTTGCCCGTGCGCTTATTCCATATCACGGGTTCTACATAGCCGAATTCCTCAATGCTCCTCTTGAGCTTCTCGTATTCAGGGTCGCCCGGCTTGAGGTCTTTTCGAGGATTGTATTCGGCTGCTTGCAAGTCCTCGACGGGTCTTTTTTCAATTATCATTGCAGAATGTCTCCTTTTGTCCGATTTTGCGATAAAAAAAGTATTTTTGCGATTTTTGTCGTATATTATAGGTGTACTTGTTCACGAATTTGTGATATAATGGATTCAATCTTATGAGAGGAGTGCGGGTTGATGTCGAAAAAGGTCGCTTTTTTTATTGGCTGTTGGCTGATATTGTCTGCCATATTGTTCGTGCCGATGTTTGCGTGGATTGGCAATTCGGGGTCTCCCGTTTACGAAACCCAAACCATTAACGAAACACAGCCGAGGGTGTATGTGACCAACAGCGGCGATTTTTACCATAACGGTTCTTGCCAATATCTCCATTCCTCCAAGATTGAAAAAGGTCGTACCCAAGCCTACGATGAGGGGTACACCGCTTGCTCTGTATGCAAAGGCACTCCGAGCGGCACCATTCAAGTGTCCTATGAAAAACGAGTCGAGAAAGATAGCACCGCAAGGGACGTATGGTGTTCAATCGGCATTTCCGCTATCCTCGGTTTGCTCGTATTGCTGCCGTTTGCAGAATGGCTTGAGGGAAAATTCTTCCCGCAGAAAGAACCTGCTACCGAGTCCGTTGCCAAGGTCGAACCAACACACGACCCTCAACCCGAACCGCTCTCCGAAAAGGAAAAGCGGAGGGCGTGGTTCAATAGCATGAATGAACACGCCTTGTACCTACAGCTCAATCGCCCCATCATTCATAAGACTTTCGGTCGTGGGTATATCACCCGTTTCCGTGAGGAGAATGGTCGCAAGTATATGCAAGTGTGGTTTGACGATCTACACGACTTCAAAGAGTTCGTCTTTCCTGATTGTTTCATTGACGAATATCTCGACTATTATTATCCGTAAAGACCTGCCCTCGGCGGGTCTTTTTCTTATATTACGATGATTCCTCGGTCGTTGTAGATGCTGTCGGTCGTTCCTTGATTGCGGATGGCTCGGTCAAGTGCCATAACCGTTGCGACTGCACCGTCTATTCGTTCCGTTGATTTCTCTTTATCCATCTTGATGTTTCCCGCTGGGTCGGTGCGGACGAATACGTTGTCCATCATCCACCGCAGCGGAACGTTGCCGCCGTGGGCAATCCTTTGTTCAAGCACGAGCTTCATGAGTTCCTTTGTCGGAGGGCTCATATCCTTGAAACCCTGTCCGAAAGGCACGACCGTGAAGCCCATCCCCTCAAGGTTTTGGGTCATCTGTACCGCTCCCCATCTGTCGAATGCGATCTCCTTGATGTGATATTTTTCGCCGAGCTCCTCGATGAACTTTTCGATGTATCCGTAGTGGATGACGTTGCCCTCGGTCGCTATGACCTGACCTCTGCCGAGCCAAGTATCGTATGGCACATGGTCTCGGCGGACGCGGAGGGCGATGGTGTCTTCGGGTATCCAAAAGTACGGCAGTATGATGTACTTTTCGTCCTCGTTCCTCGGTGGGAATACGAGGACGAATGCCGTGATGTCCGTGCTTGAGGAGAGGTCGAGACCGCCGTAGCACTCGCGTCCGATGAGGGCTTCGGGGTCTACCGCATAGTCGCATTTGTCCCAAGCGTCCATGGGCATCCACCGCACCGACTGCTTGACCCATTGGTTCAGTCGGAGCTGCCGAAAGAGGTTTTCCTCGGCGGGGTTTTCCTTGGCGGATTCGTAGGCTGTATAGAGCTTGTCGATGTCGACCGTGACTCCGAGAGAGGGATTGGCTTTGTACCAAACCGCCTCGCTTGACCAATCATCGTCATCGTCCGCACCGTATATCACAGGGTAAAAGGAGCGGTCGTGCTTTCGTCCCTCGATGATGTCCTTTGCCTTTTGGTGTATCTCCCAACAGATGGAATTCCGATCCGTTCCCGCCGTTGTGATGAGAAAGAAGAGCGGCTGTTTGCGGGCGTCTCCAGAACCGTGGGTCATGACATCGTAGAGGGCGCGGTTCGGTTGTGCGTGAAGCTCATCGAACACGACTCCGTGTACGTTGAGTCCGTGCTTTGTAAAGGATTCTGCCGAGAGTACCTGATAAAAGGAATTGAGGGGTGTATATACGAGTCGCTTTTGCGACATGATGGGCTTGATTCTTTTCTTGAGTGCCGGGCATTGCTCGACCATTTGGCAAGCAACGTCGAACACGATGGATGCCTGTTGGCGGTCGGCGGCACAGCCGTATATCTCCGCACCCCACTCCCCATCACCCGCCAAAAGATAAAGGGCAACGGCTGCGGCGAGTTCACTTTTGCCTTGCTTTTTCGGTATCTCAATGTAGGCGGTGTTGTATTGTCGGTATCCGTTTTCCTTGACCGTGCCGAAAATGTCCGAGATGATGGCGGACTGCCATGGGAGCAGTTCAAAGTTCTTGCCGTACCACGAGCCCTTTGTATGCTTGAGCATATTGATAAAGGTGATGGCTCTCTCGGCGAGGGATGGATTAAAGAGTTGACCGTTGTCTCTTGTTATGATTTTGTTGTCCACTCTTTCCTCCTAAATGACAAGGAGCAGACCGCAGTCCGCTCCTCGCACACACATGATTTTTATTGGTTATTTGAGCCCCTCGGCTTTCGCCCGTTTCTCGGTGTCTTCGAGGGCTTCCTTGAGGTAGGTGGGGTCGAGTCCGACATCATCGTATCCTTGCCTGATGGTATTGAAGTACCCTTGATTCGGCAAGGCAGGGTATCCTCGGTTCATGATGTAGACCATGGCGGTGAGTTCGCTACCGTCTGCCATCGTGACCGTTACGTTCTCTTTGTGGTAGAGGCTCGGATATCCCTCGTATCGGTCGAGTGCCATCTCATCGCTCGGTTGGATGTCCCATACCGCCACAGGGGTTTCTGCCCCCTCTTCGGGTTCGATGGTCGCTACTCCTCGGAAGGTCAGTTGCCAATCCTTGAGCATTCCGATGCCGACCACCTTTGCTTTGGGGCATCGCCACCCCATCTGCTTGAGGTTGAGGTTACTGCCGTAGGCTACGTAAAGTCTTGTCATTTTGTATGTTCTCCTTATCTTTTAGTGTGGAGAGTGGCGGTTATGCCACTCTCGTAGGTCTGCCGTTCTTGAAGGCGATGTCTCCATCGAGGTTTTCGAGGAGCCATTTTCTTGCGGTCTCGAATTCCTCGCCGATGAGTCCGAGTCGGAGGAGCCATGTGCGGAAGGTGTACTTTTCGTTGCTTGTTACCGTCTTCTTTGCACTCGATCCTTTGGAGGTGAGTGCCTGATGGCTGATTGCGAGGCACAGTTGGATGTAGGTCTTAATCTTGCCCGCGTGGGTCGTGCCGTTGAAGCATCGGAACTCTATCGTGCCTTTTTGCCATACCGCGTGGAGGTTGAGTGCGTGGTATCTGCTGTAGTCGTAGTGTGAGCTTGCTCGGCTCATGTCGCCGTTGTACCATATTCTGCCGACCGCATCCTTGCTCGTAGGCTTTGTTTTGTTGATTTGCTCTACGAACCTCGGTTCTATCTTACCGCAGTAGTTGCTCTCTCGGTGTTGGCTGACGCCGAGTGCTTTGAAGAGGAGGTCTTCCTTGCTTGCCATAATGTTGGCGATGTTTCGGAGCGACCTTGCCGTGTGCGGTGCCGCGTTGATGTGGATGTGGATTCCGCAGGAGCTGTTGGCGATTGCACCTTTGTGTCTCAGCTCTCGGACGATCTCTTGGATGGTCTCGATGTCTTCGTAGGTGCAGATGGGCGATACGAGTTCGCACTTGTACTCGTCATCGTAGGCTCTCTCTCCACTCTTGAGTTCGGCGGTGATGCTTGAGTCGTAGACGAGTTTCCATGTTCTGCCTTGGGTGTCCTTGACCTCGTAGCGGCGGTATGCTCCTCCGACGTAGGTCTCGGTCGTTCCGAAGTGCTTTGCGATGGTCTTGGCTGCATCCTTGCGGGTGATGCCTGTGAGTTCGATTTCGATTCCGAATTTCTGTGTTTTCATGTGTGTGTTTCCTTTCGGTTTTTCTTTGCCTCTTGGCAACACAAACAATACCGTAAAGATGGGCGAAAGTCCAGTGAAATCGTGAAGAAATAACCACCTGAAAACACACATATTTTCGCCCTATTTTTGTGCGTATTATCCCGCTATTTTAGGGCAATTCGATGAGTTCTACGTACTCTCCGATGATGGCGAGGGCTTCCGTGTAACTATGGCTGTTTTGGACTCGTTCCCACATCTCGTTATAGTCGAGGATTCGTCTCTGTTTCCGCAGGGCGAGGTTGGCTTTTCCGAGTATGTGGTAGATGTTTCCGCTCGGTCCGCTTTTTGAGTATTCCACTATTTCTTTTTTCATGGGTGATACCTCCTTTTCAGCAAACCAAAATACCGTAAACGTTGGCGAAAGTCCAGTGTTATTTTCAAGAATTTCGCTAAAAAATAAGGTTTTTTGCGTCTTTTTTCATTTTTCGGATGTGTCGGCATACCGTAGGCTGCTTGATGCCGAGCATTTTTCCGATCTGGCTTTGCTTATGACCCTCTTGCAAGGCTTTGAGTATCTCTCGGTCGAGGGGTTTTTGAGCATCGGTGAACTCTTTTGCCATGATGTCCACGAGCATTTCGTCTGCCGACTGCGATTCGTCTTCAATGACGTCCTCGTAGGTGAGTTCATGTCCCTCGGAGTCCTTGCCGATGACGGTGTGCAACGACACCTCGGCGTTGGCTTGTCTGTTGAGCTTGCGAAGGTACATAAGCATTTCGTTTCGGATGCACATGGCGGCGAATGTGGAGAACTTCACGCCCCGGTCCGGGGAGAAGTTATTCGCCGCTTTGCACAGCCCCACCATGCCCTCGGAGATGAGGTCTTCCTTGTACCTGATGGTGAGGTCATTTTTGCGGAGCTTCTCGTACATATGGTAGACGAGCCGCATATTTTCGATGACGAGTCGGTCAGTTTCGGATTGCCTCATTGAGTTCCTCCGTCTTATCGGTCATCTCCCACGCAAGGAAGTCCTTGCCGAAGTGACCGCCGACCGCTGTCTGTGTATAGACGGGTCGCTTGAGGTCGAGTTTGTCGATTGCCCCCGCGACCGAAAGGTCGAAGACCTTTGCCACCGCGTCTGCGATGAGCTTGTCGTTTACGATACCTGTGTAGAAGGTGTTGACGTCCACGGCTGTGGGTCTCGGTACTCCGATGGCATAAGCGAGGGAGACCTCGCACTCATCGGCGAGTTTTGCCGCTACAATGTTCTTTGCAATGTATCTCGCAAGGTACGCACCGCTACGATCTACTTTGCTTGCATCCTTACCGCTCATCGCTCCACCGCCGTGATGTGCTTTTCCTCCGTAGGTGTCCACCATGAGCTTTCTGCCCGTAAGTCCCGTGTCGGCAACGAACCCGCCGATGACGAATCTGCCCGACGGATTGATGAGGATTTCCGTTCCACTCACGTCATACAGAGCCATCACAGGGTCGATTACGAACACACGGATTTCCTTTTGCAGTTCTGCAAGGTCTTTGTCCTCGGTGTGCTGCGCGGATACGATGATGGAGGTGATCCTCTCAAATCGGTCGCCATCGTAAAGGATGGACACCTGACTCTTTCCGTCCGGGAGCAGTCCCTTGATTTTACCGCTGATGCGGCACTCTTCGAGTTTGTCGGTCAGCCTGTGGGCAAGCTCAATGGGCAGGGGCATTAAGGTCTCGGTCTCATTGCTTGCATAACCGTAGACGATGCCTTGGTCTCCCGCACCTTGTTCATCCCGACCTACCGCCTGTGCGATGTCTGCACTCTGCTCATGGATGCGGACCTCATATTCGATCTCGTTTGCCTCGTATCCCACCTCGGCAATGATGCATCGTGCCACATATTCGTAGTCGACCTTTGCTTTGGTGGAGATCTCACCGCTTATAAAGCACTTGTTATGTGCAAGCATGACCTCGCAAGCCACATGGCTGTTTTCGTCCTGTTCCAAGCACTCATCGAGGATGGCGTCGGCAATCAGGTCGGCGAGCTTGTCAGGGTGTCCGCTCGTAACGGATTCTGCGGTGTAAATTCTTTTCGTCATTGTTTTTTCCTCCGATATCATTTCCCATTTGAACGTTCTATCAATGGGTACTTTTGCTGTTTCTTCCATTTGAAATCGCTTGTCAAAGTCGTGAACGGTCCGACCGCTTGCTTTGAATGAGATGGGACTGTCTTTGTCCCATTTGAGGAGCATTGCCCATAGGTGCGGGTACTTCTTTCGGAGCATTCGCATTTGCCCGATGCTCTGGTTATGGCAGAACCAACACCCGCCACGAGTGGAGCTCGTATAGGTCGGTGAGAGGAGGTCATTCTCCCGGCACCAATCCTTGCACATCTTTTCCGTCCACCCATACTCCACGAGAGGGCTTCGCTTGTCCTCGCCGAGGTTATGAAATCTCCTCGGCTCATCGGCTGCGATGCCGATGTATGTGATGTTGCCACGCTGAACTTTGTCGAGGACGTCTACCTTGAGACGTGAGTTGCACCAATTGCCCTTTTGCATAGGAAAGCCGTATATCTTTCCCGCATAGAGGCTTTTCGTGCCGTTACTCACATAGTAGAAGAAGTCCTCGTAGCTCTTTGGCGAGGTGATATGCTCGACCGCTATTCCGTATTTTTCGTAGATGATCTGGTCGGCTTTTTTCTTGAATGCCACCATTTCAGGGAACTCGCCGGGGACATCCCTTGTCGCCATGACTTCTACGTGGACGATGCGGTCAAGGGGCAAGCCGTTTCTGTGGATGACTTCGAGCATCGCAAGGCTGTCTTTGCCGTAACTGATGCTTGCAATGTATGCCATCGCTTACCCCTCGGTAAAAAATAAAGCCTTGAAGATTGCCTCCAAGACCTGTACCACGATGCCGTTGCCCGCTTGTCTGTATTGCTGTGTCGAGCTTACCGTGATTTTATCGATCTGTTCGTCTTTCCAACCCATAAGGCGGAGACACTCTCTCGGAGTGAGCTTGCGAATTCGCACGTTTTCCGTGATGACTGCATTGCCGTCTCCGCAAGTGATGGTGTGTGCCACCCCTTTGCCCACGCGACCTCGTTTGGTCGTGCTGCTCGGATAGGTCGTATTGACATAGTCGCCGATTTCGGCTTCTTCGTAGCCTTGCTGTGTTGCCACCTTGACTTTGATGGGTTGCTCCAAGCAAAGCACCGCCGAGCTGCCTGACGGAGACGAACATTGTCCCGTGAGTGTCGGCGCTATATCTCCGACCTCGGTGCGGTTGTATGCCACGAACTTTTCGGGGATGTAACCCTTTTTCTCGTAGAACTCTTTGTAGCAACGGCTGACGTAGTCGCCCTTGTCTTCGAGTACGAGGTTGTCCTTTTGAACCGTGGTGAGAGCATTGGCAATGCCGTGTTCATTCGGTTCTATGACCTGTTCGAGAGGGATGCCGGGCGAACGGTCCGAGGGATTGTCGGGGTTTCGTCCTCGCATGGCTACGATGATGGGTGTCTGCCCACCGCCTTTGCCCATCGCCTCCGTGAGAGTAGGACAGCAACCGTCCGTCCTCGGTACTTGATGCTCTTGCAGACCGCCGATGACGAAGTTCTCGGCAATCTTGAGTTCGGTGTTGCCGCCTTGCTGACAATGAACCGTGGGAGCGAGACCGCTTGGCTCATAGACACGGCGGGAGATGTCGTGCATCTTGTCCCATTTTTCTCCGACCACCTCGCCGACCTGTACGCATTGGGGCTCTTTGTAGTCCCTTGCACATAGGCAGTTGGCAAGTCCGTCTCTCGGTCGGATGCAGTCCCTCCGAGAGTTAAAGGTGGAGGTCAGGATGCTCCTGATGGTGCTTTCCTTGAGGTAGTATTTTTCGGGGACGACTTCATCTATCATATCGCGTAGGCGGAGGGTCAGTTCCTGCTTTTCGGGAAACACAAAGGGTGCGTGTTCGCCTCGTATCGACACACAGAAAACTCTCTCTCGGTGCTGCGGAATACCATAGTCCTTTGCATTGAGGATTTTCCAATAGTTTTTGTAGCCGAGACTCTCCAAAAAGGTGAGCCAAGCGTCAAAATCTGCCTTGAATTTCTTGGAGACGAGGTTCTTTACATTCTCCAAAAGGAGGTATTTTGGCAAAGTTTTGACGCTTGGCTCACCTTTTT